ATAATTAAAGGCGCGGCGCCTCGGGCGGGGGGCCCAAAAAGGGGGGGGTGGGGGTCGCGGCTGGCGCTGATCGTTCGGATCGTTCGGCTGCAGTTACCCCCGCGCGGCGTGGTGCGCGGACCGACCGACCGCGCCCCGCGCAAAGTGACGTAGCGTCACTTGGACATCGATCACTTGTTTGGCGCTTGCATTCCACTTGGGGTGCGGCTATACATTTATGTATAGGGTGGCGGTAGTCGCGGCCCTCTTAACAAAGGAAAACAAAATGTCCAACGTAACCACACTCCGCCGCGCAAGCACCACATTCCAGAACGCGATTGCGCAACCAACCGCCGCCGATGACATCCGCGACCAGCTCAAGATACTTGATGAGCTCAAGCGCGAGCTCGGCAAGCGCCAGGAGGCATTGCGCGAGGCAGCGATGACCTTGGGCCTTGCGCGCCATGATGTGAGCCAGCGCGAGACAGCGCCGAGCAAGGCGGCCTATATCAAGCTGCACGGCTTGGAAGCATGGGAAGCGAACAAGTCTATCGGCAGCGTTCGCCGCTTCACTTGGATATAAGCACTTGTGGCCCTGTTGTTCACCTGATACAATGTGGCCACGTCAACCCGACGTTTTAACCAAAGAGGAAAGAACCATGACCGAGACCAAAACATATCTGATCACGTGGCAGCCAGAGGAAGCGGAGAGCGGATACTATTTCCTGAGTCTGGTGCAGCACACCAATGCGTCACTGCCCGAGCTCATGGCGCTGGCGTTCAAGTCCGAGGATCTGGACCCGAGCCAAACCTATGAGCTGTGCAGCATAATCGAAACCAGTGATCACCGGGTGATCTACTAAGCACCACGACCCCCGAACCGCTGCGCTATGTGAGGGCTACGCGCTTCGGGGGTCTCAGCGACCAAGGCGGAGCTGATCACATAAAAGAAAAGAGGCGGCGCGCAGGGCGCAGGGCCGCAGGACATAAAAGAGAGAGGCCAGCGCGCAGGGCGCAGGGCCGCAGGGCGCAGAGCCGCAGGGCGCAGAGCCGCAGGGAGCAGACACATAACACCACGGCCAGCGCGCAGGGCCGCAGAACCGCAGGGCAGATCGCCTTGCGGTTTTTGCTTGTGCTCCGCTTGTTGCTGGCGTATGATGTGGGCAGGGCAATCACGCCCTTTTAACGAAAGGCTTTCGACCATGAAAAGCGGAATCATTTACAACGGGCCAAGCCAGATCGACGGCAAGCCCATTGTGGTTATCGCCACATATTCCAACCGCAACCGCAAGACGGGCGCTGTTGTGCAAACATATATCTTGCGCAGCGATATTAACCCGCTGGAAGCCAGCAAGAACGGGGAAGACTATAGCATCTGCGGATCCTGCCCCATGCGCGGCGAGGTAACAAAGGATCCAAAGCGCAAGATCGCCAAGGGCCGCCGCTGCTATGTTAATCTCGGGCAGGGCGTGCTCATCGTTTTTAAAGCATTCCTGCGCGGCGTATACCAGAGCGCAGACAATACCGCCGATCGCAAGGCCCTAGGGCGCGGGCGCATTGTGCGTGTCGGGACATACGGGGACCCAGCCGCGTGTCCAGATCACATCTGGGACGAGCTTATCGCCGAATCCGAAACGTGGGTGGCTCACACGCATCAAAAGCCATGGCGTCCCGACATCGCCATGCAATCCGCCGACAGTCACGACGAAGCCCGCGCCCATTGGGCCGCTGGCCGCAGAACTTTCCGCGTGATCACTGGCCTGGACCAGATCGACAAGCGCAACGAAGCCCTATGCCCTGCCTCAAAAGAGGCAGGCGCACGCGTCCAATGCGCCGCGTGCAAGCTTTGCCAAGGCAGCAAGGCAGCAAAATCAATCTCAATTATCGCACACTAGGGAAATTTACCAATGATCACGTATCACGTAGAATACACTGAGAGCGGCACCCGCCAAATCATGCGCAAAGGGCCATATAGCACCAAAGAAGAAGCCGCGAGCGCCCCTTACGGAAGCGCCTACGGACCGATCGACGGCAGCATTCGCCTGTATTACAGAGAGGAAGAGCCGCAGGACTGAGGACCACGGATCTGCCACAAAACCGCACCACCAAGGCGCGCAGGGCTCCAAGCTCCGCGCGCCTCCGCCATAGATCCGTGGACCGTGGACCGCAGGGCCGCAGAACACGGCGCGCAGGGCCGCAGAACACGGCGCGCAGGGCCGCAGAACACGGCGCGCAGGGCCGCAGACCTCACACCTTGCGCATCAATCCCGCGTAGTGAGCCACGCAGTCAGCGCGCAGAGCCTCCCAAACCTCAGCTTTGCTCCCGAAAACCCGACCGTGGTCCGCGATTCTCGGGTTTTGGGCCACGTTTACCGCTTCTCGGCCCTCGATTATTCGGATTTCTTTGAAAGAGAGGGCGTTTATCAAGAAAAACGAGATACCCCCGTGAGCCCAGAATGAAGTATGCCACGCGACCTGATGAGGGGCGATTTTTATGGTCGAAACCTTTGTTGCCTTTAGCTCGGCCCAAAACGGTAGCCCTGATAGGGTTCCGAACACGTCGGGCACCCCACCCCCCGCACGGTTCTCAACGCGCTGTGCGAAGCTCTTTGGGGGCATGGACGACTTCAGCGTATTCCAGAATCTGGACTCAGGGCCTTGGCTCATTTGTTCGTCGTTCCTGTCTTATCTGCTCCTGAAGCAGGGCTGTTTCAGCGTCTTCTCGGTGAAAGAACTTACCGAGCTCTATACGCTTTCCGTCCCTGTGTATACGGGGCACCCAACGGCGTCTTTTATCGTCAAACAAAAGAGTAGACTCACGCTCAGCGGTGTTGGCTTCCTGCTTGGTCTGCAAGGCGAGGTTATCAATGCGGATGTTGAACCGATCACCGTCTAGGTTTTTTATCCATAGGTTTTTGTTCGGCCACTTCCCGTAATGCATAGCCCACGCGACGCGTGACGCGGTGTAATGTCTGCCAGCCATCATACCTTTCGCACCATATGGTCCGAAGGTATTCAATGCTAACTTGTGCGCGTGCCGTGTGTTCCAGCGGGTGCATATGGCGGCGGCCTTCTCAGGGGTGTCTGCCTCGAACATATCAGGGGTGCGCTCGCGCCAAAACAAAAGACCTGTCTCAGGGTCTTGGCGAAGGAGCTTGCGAAGAGTCTCGATAGATAGTAATTTGCTAGGCATTGAAGCCTCCCTTGCAGTTTAAGGTTTCGATCATGCCCTCGGCTGTTGTCGCAGCGCGGGGGCTTCCTTTTCCGTATAGCAGATGGGTTAGCCTTTGTCTACTGTCCTGCCCTCGACGTAGTCCAGAAGCTCGGTGCTGGTGTCACTTGGGGTGACGTCCCGCATCTGGGAGCCCTCAATCTGAAAGACCTGCGGATATTGCTGTTGCAGAGCGGCCAAGCGCGAGGTGATCTCATCGCGGCTCATCTGATCCATGACATTGATGTTCTCGCGGCGGTCGATTGTCAATCCGCCCAGCGCCGAGCGGATCTTTTCTGCGTTGATTGCAGAGCTGAACTGGCCTGCATCTTCAGCACCACGTGAGAGCTTTGCCAAACGCTCAAGCTGGCCGATGGTGGTCACACCGTAGCGGCGTTCTCGCTCCTCGCGCAGCTCTTGGATCCGAGCCACCACATGGGGGTATTCTACGCCATCCAAAAGCTTCTTGGCATAGCCTGCTGAGGTGACAACGGAGAAACCTGAGCGCCGTGCGCATTCGGAGTTTGAATAGATGCCTTCAACGACCAGCTTACAAAAGGTCTCTTGCCTATTGGTGATCCTCCCCTTGCGTGGGTCAGGCTTTCCATCAGCGCGGATGGGTGTGCCTTCAGGGTATTCTTTCTTCACATACTTTCCCAAGGTGTCCTCCAGAGATTACTTGTGGGCACTATACAACAAGCACCGCTGTCCTTTCAAGAGGCGCTCTTCCCAGAAAAAGTAAAGGGATTTTTCCAGAGGATTTCAGTTAACAAAAAAACAAAACCTTCAAAAACCGATCCTTTAGGAACTCGTTACATCGTTACAAATAGAGATTGTCAGTGTAACGGATATTGTGACGGGAATAACCCAGTAAAAACAATACTCTAACACATAAAAACACTACTCGTTACACTCACTATACCCAATCTGGAAGTTTTCGATTCACTTTTACTCAGATTCTCTGGAAAAAACCCTGTTACGGACTCAGATTACAGGCTTTTTAACCACTAAAACACTGTAAACAAACACAAAAATCCGTCACACTTACAATCAAGCAAGTGTAACGGCTCGTTACGAGTGAGACGAATCAGGGGTAATTTTTGTCCGTTGGACGCACCTTGTATATCAAACCAAGGTCCGAGGACCAAGGACTTTCTTACGACACCCTCGAAAAACTCTCTTTGATCCGAGGTCCAAGGACCGTGCTGCGTGCACTGTGCTCCCTTAACTCTGCATTTTGTTGCATGGTCCGCGAACATGGGACCGTGCTGCGTTCTCCCTTAACTCTGCATTTTGTTGCACAAGCCCCTTGACCCACCCTCCACTTGTCGATAACCTCCAAGCACGACACAACACATCGAGTGTTTTAACCAAGGAGCGAGAACCAATGAACGAGAACATGACAATCAAAGACATCCGCACTGAGATCGACGCACTGGTTGCGGAGATGCTTGA